GCGGGTATGACAAAGATCATCGACGACTACCCAAGTGACGGCCCCGAGCACCGCCTATGGTCAGAGGTTTACGCCGACTGACCGCCTACCGCGTGCGCGTTTTAGATGAGGTGTAGTTGTGGGGCTTCGAGAAGACATTCTTGCAATGTTGCCAGCCAACCCAGCGGCGACAAAGAGTCCGGGTACGGCGCAAGTCATTCGTCCGGCGTTGGAGCAAAGCATCACGGTTATTATGGATGTCGACGAGCACGGGCCGACTGAAATAGCCGCAAATGAATGGGCGGTGCAATGTGTGATGAAGGGCGTTTTATTGCCGATGCCCGGCCCAATCTGTTTTTTTACCGGCAAGCTGTTTGCAATAACAGAGGCCTATCGGAGGCAAGGCATGCTGGCTATGACGCATGGAGGATCTATAATAGTTGTTGGTATCGGATGTGAGAAGCAGGATGCCGACCACATGGGAATTACAGTGTCGCCCCTAGTCTCGATGTCGATCAGTGACGAGGGCAATATGTCATGGAGTGTGCGATTGCCGCACGAGATATGGGACGACGACACGAACGAGGAGGTTGACGAAGCCGCAACTCGGATCGGCGTCAAATTTATGTCCTGTATCGGTTTGATGTCGCTGAAAACCGCGGTGGTGACGACCGAACCCGCACCGGCCAAGCTGAATGCGGCACGTATCAAAAAAGGAAAGCCGCCGATTTCGGATGTGGTAACGATCAAAATCAAGAAACAGGAACACCACGCATTCGGGGGAACTCACGCTAGCCCTAGACCGCACTGGAGACGGGGCCACGTTCGGCGACTGCCAGAAGGAAAAGTGGTGTTGGTGTCGCCCCATCCTGTGATGGGTCAAGCGGAAATACCCACAACGTACAAAGTCAAAATTTAATGCGCGTCTCTGATGAGGGAACATCAATGTCCAATCGAGCCGTTGTCTACCGTACAGCCCCCAACCTCGAGCACAAAGCCGCTCAGGAGCTTCGTGAAGCCGGCGCTCGCGCCTACGTGGCCCGCGACAGGTCAACCAAGCGCAACCCGTTCACGCGCCAACCGCGCGCCACCGCGCCGGGCTACGTGTTTTCGGATCGGGCCTGCACCATCGCTTTTGCGAAGCACGTCAAGTCATCGATCGGCAGCGCCAGCAAGGCGGAACTTGCTAATCTGTACATTGGCCGCCCCCAGCGCCGCGCTGATACCGATCAAAACCCCTACCGCGCCGGCCAGCCTGCATTCCGGGGGGAGACCGCCGTGATGGTTACTAGCACCAGCGGCCGTTTTTGTTGCGTCGAGTACGACATGTGCGGAAAGAGGCATAGCCAATCTATCCACTACACCCAGCTCAGACCGGGTTGACGATGCGGCAAAAGTAAGGCATAACCGCAATCAGGATGACCGCCAAATTTCAGCGTAGCGGCCCTGGCTCCGACAAAAATCGTTGAGCCACACAATCCAGAAATGCGCCCAAAGCACAAGGGCGGTCCACATCAGGGCCGTCCGCTTTGCGTTGACGCCACTAACCTGGCCGTGTGTCCTCAGCCGCGTGCTAAAAGGTTAAAATCATGCATGCCGCATCAATCGATAAAATAATCCCATGGGCCAAGCGAGCAGGATTCCTCGCTACGTGCCTTGCGGCTGCCGCCGCTGCTCAATTCGGGTGGGATCAAGGCTCGGGCCATGTCGGCAAAGCTCTTACGCTGGCGGGCTTTTGTGTTCTCGCATCATTCGTCGTCGGCTACGCTCCCGTGTTTGCTTTCAACGCCTATCGCCAGGGTGCTCGCACGATTGGGCATGCTGCAGTCGTTTTGCTCGTCGTCGGAATTGCAGTGGAAGCGGTTGGGGCATTTGGTTTCAACGCTGCGGCTCGGTTCTCGGGAGTGCAGGTTGCGCAGCGCACAATAGAGACCAACTCCGACATCCGCAGCGACATCATTCGAAAGGAAGCCGACCTTGCTGCAATGAAGCCGACCCGCGCTCCCGCGGCGATCAGCGCGGATATGGCTAACATTGAGAGCCGCGCATGGTTCGCCGGAACTGTCGCATGTTCCAGCGTCGGCAATTATGGCAATTCATGCAAGCGCTACAACGGCTTCAAAGGCGAACTTGCGTCAGCCCAGGCCCGCGCATCTCTCGACAAGGAGCTGCGCGACCTCAAGAGCCGCGCAGCAACCGCTGACCTCGGGCAGAGCGACGTCGGATCGCAAACCCGCATCATCGCATCGGCTGCGAATTTCGCCGTGACACCGTCAGCAGAACAGGAATACTGGACGTTCGTCAGCGTATCAGCTCTGTTCACGCTGTTCATGGTTCTATCTGGCCTGATCAATTTCATTGCGTACGGCATCGATCCGGAAGCCCCAGCACAGCATTCCGCCGAGATCGTGCGGCCTCAGTTCCGTAAGCCTTCCGCCGCCGCGGTTGATGATCTATCCTGGGCCAAGGCAGTACAGCAGGCTCAACGAAAGAGCGCGTGATGACGGTAGCTGAATTGATCAAAAAGCTGCAGGTGTTGAACCCGGAGTTTGAAGTCCACATCCATTGCGACGGCGCGGATAGGATTGATAACTTTGGCGTTTACGTGTCTCGTAGCGGGTACGTAGTACTAGCCGAGTCACCGTCAGATATTTATTACGACAAAAGATAGGCCGGTGGGTGCCCCGCTATCCAAAGCGGTCCCATCCTGGTCTATCGACATGGCCTAACGGCGTTTCACGTGCAACAAAGTAGCGTTAGGGCCGCACATGAACAATAAAGATCTTTCAAATCTCACCGCCGAAATAACTAGGCTGCGATCCGAGGTCGGTCTCCTCCGCGCGCAACTCAAACGGCACAACGTCCCCCTGCCCGAGCAGCCTGACGTCTATCCGATGCTGGTGGAGTGGCTGATTAACAAAAAGAGCCGGGCAACGATCGCCGAAGAGATCGGCCTCGCTAAAGCCAAAGTGCACGCGCTCACTAATAAATGGTTGTCAAATCCCGTCAACCTCGGCGCCATCAAATCAGAGCATGCCACGATGGTGTGGCGTATGAGATTGTCGGAGCTGTATTATGAGGCTGATAGCGTCAAGTTCCCGAGGTTATACGAAATAGCGAAGGAAAACCGCGCCAACCGCAGCGTGCTAGCCGAGATAACCAGCAGGATTAAAAAGCTGGAGCGCAAGAAAGAAGAAGACCGCCGAGCTAAAGAAGAAGCCCGTCGCGCGAGAGTAGAACAGTTCATCTCTGGGATCAGGGCACAACTCGCTACAATCGCCATGATGGACGGCCCCAGACCCATAGCCCCCATCAACGTCAGCTATTTTCGTAATCTCGGTTTGACGCCGGCGGATATCCCTGAAGATCTGATCGGAGCACAGCTCATTGTAAGCGATGACTTGGTACGATATTCGCCGGTTGTCGTTAGGCTAGGCGTCTCACGTATGGAAGTTTGACGTACAACAGTGTGTCTTTGATTATCTGAAACGCTTTCATAGGAATTCAAAGGAAATCAAATAAATCAAATGGCTAAAGGTGGGGCAAGAAAAGGCGCTGGACGCAAGAAGGGCGGCATCACTCAGGCGACTATGTATCGCCAGGAGATGTACGCCCGCGCCGCAGCCGATGGCATCTCACCGCTCGACGTGATGATAACGACGATGCGTAAAGCATGGGCTGAAAACAATATCACAGAGGCGATGCAAGCGGCTGTTCACGCCGCGCCTTACATGCATCCTAGGCTGCAGGCGACGGCCGTAACACTGGATGACAAACGCGAAATTGGCCAATACAGCGAAGCCGAACTCGAAGCTATCCTCCGAGCAGGTAGCAGCAGAACTGCTGAAACGGAAGAAGGCGAAACGGGGCCTAATCCAGTTCACTGAGCACACGTTTCCTCAGTATGTCCCGGCGGAACACCACAAGCTGATCGCGGATAAACTCGAAGCGGTGGAGCGCGGCGAGATCGATCGGCTGATGATCAACATGCCGCCTCGCCATGGGAAGGCCCTAGCGCTGGACACGCCGATCGCCACGCCGTCAGGTTGGACCCGCATGGGTGATCTGAGGCCCGGTGATGCGGTGTTCAGCGATAGGGGATTGCCGTGCAATGTGGTGGCGGTCAGTGAGGTGTGGCGTCACCGTCCAGTGTATCGCGTTCTAACGGATGACGGGGACGAGATACTTGCCGACGCGGAACACGAGTGGCTTGTTCGCTTGTGCCGTAAGCGGCCTGCGTTCAAGATCAAAACGACAAAGCAACTTGCGGAGCGCACTAGCAATCGCGCACCAATGATTGAGGCGCAGGGTGCCTTGGACCTGCCAGAACGTGATTTGGCGATTGACCCTTACGTGTTAGGTGTTTGGCTTGGCGACGGCCGGACGGATTCTGCGTCCATTTGCTCGGCTGATGCCGAACTGATCGAAGAAATTGCAAGGATCGAAGGCGGCTACAACGAATACGCTGCGAGCGGCATCACGCGGCACTTCAGGCCGGGTCCGCATTATAGGCACGGCGCAACTCAGGCTGAAACATTACAGGGGCGGTTGAGATCACTGGGGCTGTTGGGATCAAAGCGCGTACCGACCCTCTACGCGCGGTCAAGCAAAGCGCAGCGGTTAAGTTTGCTGCAAGGCTTGGTTGATACCGACGGCTACGTGGCCCCAGACGGGCAAGTTGAGTTCTGTTCAATCTCCGAGGCGTTGGCGGGTGACGTACAAGAACTCGTCCATTCACTAGGTCATAAAGCATCGATCATTGTTGGCCGCGCGATGTTAAACGGCAAGGACTGCGGGCCTAAATATCGCGTGATGTTCTACATGGCCGATGCGGCACGGTTGAAGCGCAAGTCGGTGAAGTGTCGCCATGGTGTCCGAGCGTTTCGGCGTTATGTGACGGTAGAGTTCGCAGGGTTTGCCGATACGGTCTGCATCGAAGTGGACAGCCCAAGCCACATGTTTTTGGCTGGCAAGTCCATGCTGCCGACGCATAACTCCGAACTAGCTTCGAGGCGGTTTCCCGCGTGGTTTTTAGGCCGGCATCCCGACAAAAGCATCATCGCAGCCAGCTACAATAGCGACCTTGCCACTGATTTCGGCCGGCAGGTTCGCAACATCTTGGAAACCGACGAATACCGCGGCCTGTTTGGGACCACGCTCGCCGATGACAGCCGCGCCGCTAATCGGTGGAATACTAAAGAAGGTGGAGCATACGTCGCCGCGGGCGTGGGTACGGCTATCACTGGCCGCGGCGCGGACGTTCTGCTTATCGACGACCCGCTTAAGGACCGGGAAGAAGCCGATAGCGAACTCCACCGGCAAAAGATCTGGGACTGGTACACGTCAACAGCCTATACCCGCCTCGCTCCCGGTGGCCGCATCATCGTCATTCAATGCATGTCGGGCGAAACGCCCGTTCTCATGGCGACAGGAGAAGAAAAGCCGCTTCGGGATATCCGGCCAGGAGATGAGATCGCAACGTATGACAAAGGGAAAGTTTCCACGTCCTTTGTCCGCAACTGGTCGAACAATGGTCCTGATCGCATATTCAAAATCAGGATGAAATCGGGTACCATCGTCAAAGCAAACGCAAGGCATCCGTTCCTTGTGTCAACTGACGGTGGGGAACAATGGATACGGACGGCGAACCTCAAGCGCGGCGACACCATCCTGAAGGTTACTGGGGAAAATGGCGCGGCGTTAAGTGCTCTGCTGATGGATGCGAACGGCCGGCAAAGTGCAAGGGAATGTGCAATTCCCACTACAACAAATCGCGTTGGGGTTGCGGTTATCGACCGGCTTCTGTCAATCCTAGATCAAGGCGTGAAGCGCATCTCCGACACCGCTACGGAATTAGCCTTACAGAGTATGAGCGCGTTCTCGCCGAACAAGGCGGTGTTTGCGCCGTATGCAAGCAGCCACCGACAGATCGAAACACGCGAGCGCACTGGAACAACAAGCTCGGCGTCGACCATTGCCACGACAGCAGAAAGGTTAGGGGGCTTCTCTGCAACGACTGCAACTTGGCGGTCGGATACGGCAAGACGCCGGAAGTCCTCGATGCAGCGGCTCGATACTTGCGCGATCGTCAGGGATGAAGTTGTCGAAGTTGTCGATAGCGGAGTTGAAGACGTTTTCGACATTCAGGTCGATCGCACTGAGAACTTTATAGCGAATGGGCTGGTAAGCCATAACACACGATGGCATGAGGACGACCTCAGCGGGAAGCTACTCGCCGAACAAGCCCGAGGCGGCGACACATGGGAAGTGCTCGAACTGCCCGCGATCAACAATGCGGGCGAAGCGCTATGGCCTGATTTCTACCCGCTCAAGACTTTGGAGCGGACACGAAGCGTCCTCCCGGCGCGTGATTGGTCAGCGCTCTACCAGCAGCGGCCGACTCCCGAGGAGGGCGACTATTTCAAGCGCGAATGGTTCCGGTTCTACGATCAATTGCCATCGCATCTGCGCATGTACGGCGCATCTGATTACGCGGTGACGGATAAGGGCGGCGACTACACGGTGCATGGCGTTGCCGGGGTATGCCCCGACGACAATTTGTACATCGTTGATGTGTGGGCGGGGCAGACGCAAAGCAACATCTGGATCGAGTCTTTCATCGATCTGGTGGCCAAGCACAAGCCTTTGAACTGGGGTGAAGAACAAGGCCAGATCATTAAATCGCTCGGGCCGTTCATTGACAAACGTATGCGTGAGCGCCGGGTTTACTGCCAGCGCACTCAGTTCACGAGCGTATCCGACAAGCCGACCAGGGCGCGATCGTTTCAAGCCCGCGCCGCGATGGGCAAAGTTTATCTCCCGCACAACGCTCCATGGGTAGCGGATCTGGTCGGGTGCCTGCTGCAATTCCCCGCCGGCCGAAATGACGACTACGTTGATATGTTGGGCCTGATCGGCCGCATGCTCGACACGATGGTTTCTGGCCGCGTGCCTCGCGCACCGGAACCGCCCGAAAGCAAATGGAAGCGCGCATTCCAGGCGCGAGCACAAGAAGACGCGAACAGCGGATGGAAGTCACAGTGAACAAATTGAAATCAATTCCTAATGGCTGATGGAATGATGGCGGCTCAACCCGCCGAGCAGCCAGACCCGAACGGCTACGACGAGAGCAAGACGTCGCTGCGAACCCTCATTCAATGGGTGGAAGACGCTGAGGAAGCCACGCAAGACGCGCGCAAGCTGGCGGAGCGCGATCGGGATTATTACGACGGCAAGCAGCTCACGAGCTCCGAGAAGGCGGCACTCCGCAAACGCGGCCAGCCTGACGTAGTTATCAACCGGATCAAGCCGAAGATCGATTATCTTTCCGGCTTTGAGGCAAGCAGCCGCACTGATCCGAAAGCATTCCCGCGGACGCCGCAGGACGAGCACACGGCCGAAGCGGCCACTGATGCGCTGCGGTACGAGAAAGACAAGAGCGACCTCGACCAGCATTTCTCCGCGGTTTGGCAGAATATGTTGATCGACGGATATGGCGGCATTGAGCTGACGATTGAGGAAAAGCAGGACGGCTCGAAGGAAATCGGCTGCGTGCATTGGGAGTGGGATCGGCTTTTTCACGATCCGCATTCACGCAAACTAGATTTCAGCGACGCGCGGTATTTGGGCGGCTATGTCTGGATGGACGAAGAAGAGGCGCTCGAACTAGCTGAGACGGAGGAGGCTAAGGACGCCATCCGTACCATGATCAGCGAATCGTCGATGACGCACACATATGACGATCGCCCGCGCTGGAAAACGTGGGTCAGCGGCAAGACCCGCAAACGCGTCCGCGTCGTCCAGATATACCACCGCGAGAATGGTCAGTGGATGTACTGCGTATTCACCAAGGGCGGCAAGATCGCGTCCTATCCGGTGCCTTTCGTGGATCCGGATGGGCAGAGCTTTTGCCCGCTGATGCTGCAATCCGCCTACGTCGACCGCGAAAACGCCCGCTATGGGCTGGTCCGCATCATGGTGGACGTACAAGACGAGATCAACAAAAGGCGGTCGAAGGCGCTGCACCGTTTAACGATGCGCCAAGTTTTGACGGAGCGCGGCGCAGTTGATGACATCGACGCGACGAAAGCGGAACTGGCAAAAGCGGATGGGCTGATCGAGGTCAACCCCGGTTTCCGGTTCGAGCTTCTCGGCAAGTCCGAAGAGTTCGCCGGCGAGCTGAGTTTGCTCCAAGAGTCGAAGAACGAGATTGAGCAGATGGGGCCAAATGCCTCGATGCAGGGCAAGGATGGTGACGCACCGTCCGGCCGCGCAATCCTCGCCAATAAGCAGTCCGGTCAAACCGAGATTACGATGTTGCTGGATCGGCATCGGCATCTGAAGAAACGGGTTTACCGCGGCATCTGGGACCTCATTCGGCAGTACAAAACTGAGGAGTGGTGGGTGCGCGTTACCGACAACGAGAAGAACATTAAATTCGTCGGCCTCAACCGCCCGGTGACTGTCAAAGAAGAGTTTACGAAGAAGCTCCAGGCCGAAGGCATGCCGCCGGAGCAGATCGAGCAAACGATTGGGAAGTTAGCCCAAGATCCGATGCAGAGTCAGATGCTCGCGCAGGTGATCAGGACCGAGAATAACCCGACCGAGATGTTCATGGACATCACGATCGAGGAGGTTCCTGATTCGGCGAACGTGCAGGAAGAGCAGTTTCAAGCGCTCATTCAGTTGGCACCGGCCGTCACGTTCCCGCCGACCGTCTATCTCAAAGCGTCGAGCCTGCGGAATAAGGAAGAGCTTTTGCAGGAGCTGGAAGCGGTCGGCAAAGACCCGGCCGAAGCGCAGCTTAAGCAAGCCGTGTCGAACCTGGAACTCGAAAAGCTAAAAATGGAAGTGGCTGCGATCGTCGCCGGCATTGACGAGACGAAAGCAAAAACGCTCAAGACAAAAGTCGAGGCCGATTTGGCTCAAATGCCGCTCGGCCTTATCAACGATCCAGCGGTGGCAGGTGCAGAAATGGCGCCTCCCGCACCACAGTTTAGTAACGCGTCAGTGCCGCCGACTTTGACGGGCGAAATGCCAATGCAACAACCGCCGCCGGGTATGACGGGCGATGAAATGATGGGACCGACATGACGAACACGGAGCCGAACTCATTGGAATCAATGCTTGATGCACCGGAGGCACCAGCGCACGAGATCGCGCCGGCTGCACATCCTGAGACGGGCGATAACAGCGCAGCGCCGCCGGCTGACGCGACACAACAAGCAGATCCCAGCGATAACGCACCGCATGTTCCGCGACGGGCCCTAGAGGACGAACGCCGGAAGCGGCAGGAATTAGAGCGTCGGCTACAGGAGCTAACTCAGCCCCAACAGCAGTACGTTCAGCAGCAGCAGCAACCGCCGCAGCAGCAAGGCATAACGGCCGAGCAGCTCGACGAACTGTGGTTTACGAATCCAGCCCATGCCGCGGCGATAGTGGCGCAAATCGCGCAAACAAACGCCGTTCAGGTGACCGAGAGAAACTATTTGTCTCGGGAACTCAACCGATCCGAAAAACGTGCACGCAAGGAGCACGGCGACGACGTTGTGTCGTCTGCCTGGGAGCACGCGATCAGGTCGGGCAAAGGGCAGGCTTTTATTGATGAAGACGATCCGTACGCATCCCTCGTCGAATGGTATCAGGGCGAGCGCGACGCATTGCGGAACGAAATCATCGCCGAAATGGGGCACGCCCCGAACGGTCAAACCGCTGCACCTGCCAGAACCGCGGCGCCAGTCCCGAAATCGCTGGCAAATCGGACAAGCTCTGCTCCACGCGATCCAAGCACGGGGCAGTTTGCAAGCCGGTTGTCTCTCGAGGAACTGTTAGGCTAAGGCAACAAAACAATGGCAGAAAGTTACATCCCAGCCGCGCTCACTGTTCAACAGTGGGACGATACCTATTTTCGGCAGTATTTGAACGAAAATTGGTTTCGGAAATTTATGGGGTCGGGCACGAACTCCGTCATCCAGCTCAAGGAGGAACTTACCAAGAAGCCCGGCGACAAGGTCAATTTGACTTTGGTCAATCGGCTGACGGGTGCAGCAAAGGGCGCGTCCGAAACCCTCGAAGGCAACGAGGAAGACCTATCGACCCGTTCGTTTGGTATTACGGTTCGAGAGTATTCGCACGCCGTAAAGTTCTCGAAGTTCGAGGAGCAGAAGACGGCTATCAACCTGCGGATGGCTCACAAAGACACCTTGATGGACTGGAACATGGAACTCGACCGCGACAACATCATCGCGGCTATGGGCTCTATCAATGGCGTGGCATACGGATCGGCCACGGAAGCGCAGAAAGATGCTTGGCTTACAGACAACGCCGATCGGGTTCTGTTTGGCGCCGTCAAATCCAACGCGTCAAGCAACGACCACTCGGCAGCGCTGGCCAACATCGACACGACCAACGACAAGCTGACGCCAGATGCCATCACGCTGATGAAGCGCATGTGCAAGCAGGCTAACCCACGCATTCGGCCGATACGTCCGAAGACTTCGATCGGCGGTTCGGATGGCTACGTGCTGTTGGCTCCGACAGAAATGGTGCGCGATCTCGCGGCCAACTCGACGTTCGCGCAGGCTAATCGCGATGCCGGGCTTCGTGGAAACGAAAACAAGTTGTTCACCGGCGCGGATTACATCTGGGACAACACCTATATCTACGAGATCGAGGATATCCCCTCGCTCGGCGCTGTAGGTGCGTCCTCGGCGGTGGTGCGTCCTTGCTACATGCTTGGCGCTCAGGCGCTTGGTATGGCGTGGTCGAAGCGCCCCGAGACGGTCGAGGAGGAGTTTGATTATAAGCGCAAAATGGGTATCGCCATCAAACAGTGGTACAAGGTCGAGAAGCTCCGATTTGGCACGGGTGCAACTGATACGGACGACTACAAGGACCACGGTGTTTGCACCGGGTACTTTGCGGCCGCCGCTGACGTTTGATTCAACAGATAGGAGCACACTCAAATGGCTACAGTATCCACTAACCAATACTCCAACAGCTTTCCCGCCGGCCACGGCCTGCAAGGGAATGTCAAAGCGTGGTTTGGGAAGTACACGTACACGACCGCGCCATCTACAAGCGATCTGATCAACGTCTGCAAGCTGCCTAAAAACTGCTTGACGCTGTTTGGTTTTGTCGCAACCGACGATATCGATACGGGCACCGAGACGCTCGACATCGATATTGGGTACACTGCGAACGGCGGAGGGGCGGCAACGCTCCTGATCTCCGATGGCACCACCTACACGAACGATAGCGACGGCGTGGCGGATATTGACGGGTTCGTCAACGGCGGCGTTTTTACCGGCGATGCGATTACTGATCTGGCACCTGCTGGCACGAACTGGCGTCCGTTCCCGCATGGCACCGGGCCGAAGTTCTTCTCCGAGGAAACGGTGGTTCAGGCGAAAATCATCGCCGCGGCCAACGCTGGTGGGACGGGTACTGTGTACGTGTGCATTTTCGGGATCGTTCTCTAGTTGGTCCAACTGGGGGCGGGGGAAACCTCGCCCCTCTTTTTATGAGGAGATCGTGTTATCGCGACGTACACCAAATTCAATGTTTTCGTGGAAGACCTCGCCGAAAAGAAGCACGATCTCGGTGCCGACGTTCTCAAGATCGCGCTGACCAATACGGCACCGACTGCGGCCACGGATACCGGGCTTGCGAGCATTACTCAGATCGCCGGCGCCTACGGCTATACGACGGGTGGCACGACGTCGACAATATCCAGCTCTGCTCAAACCAGCGGCACGTACAAGCTGACGCTCGCAGACGTGACGTTCACGGCGTCGGGCGGGGCAATGGGTCCGTTTAGATATGCGGTTCTTTACAACGATACAGCGGCCAGCGATCAGCTCATTGCGTACTGGGATTACGGATCGTCGATCACGCTGGCCGACACCGAGACGTTCACAGTGGATTTCAACTCCAGCACCGGCGTTCTGACGCTGGCGTGAGGATAAAACCATGAGCACGATGCAACAGCGGTTCCACGAGTTGGGCCGCCTGAAATCCGACGCCGAAGCCGAGATGAAACCGGCGCTCGATCGGTATGACTTTCTGCGCAAACAGCAGCAGGCGATCGACGCGCAGCTAAAGCCGATCTCGGATGAGCTGCGCCAGTTGCGTGCTCCGATCTTCGACATCGATCAGGAGCGGGCGTCGATTGCACGTGCGCTCAACGGTCTCACGGGGAAGCCTAGCTGATGAGCGTTGAAGAATCGGAACTTGTGCGCTTAACTTCTTTGGAGGCGTGCCATCTCAACTCTATTTAATCTCGCCAGAATGTCGACGACGACGACGGGCACGGGTATAATTACGCTCGGGTCTGCCGTCGCCGGGTTCCTGTCGTTTGCCAACGCCGGGGTGACTGACGGCACCGTGGTGACCTACGCCATATCGGACGGTTCTGCGGCCGAGATCGGGACGGGCACATATACGGCGAGCGGCACTACGCTGTCGCGAACCGTGATCAAGTCCACGAACAGCAACACGGCCATCAACCTGTCTGGCACGGCTCAGGTTATCATTACGCCGTCGGCAGAGGACATCCTCAACAAGACACAGAGCACGTCGCAGACGTTGGCGGGTCCGCTCAGCCTCGGCACGTCGAATGCGTTCACGGCTGGAACGATCGAGCTAGGCCATGCGTCCGACACAACAATTGCACGCTCTGGGGCCGGCATCATCACGGTCGAAGGCAAGACGGTCGCGCTGCTCGATCTTGAGGACCAGCTGATAGCCGGAGGTGCGCGTGTCACCTCGAAATCGCTAACCACGGGCAGCATCACGCTCGATCCCGGCGACCGGCCGCTACAGTACATCACAAACGGCGGCGCGTTCACGATCACCGCACCGGCCGACGATGGCTCGCTCGTGCTGCTCGTAACCAACAACAGCAGCGCGGCCGCGATTACGTTCTCAGGATTCACCGTCGGGTCGAATGTGGGCGATGCCCTGACCACGACGAACACGTCTAAGTTTGTGATCTACATTTACCGAGCAAATTCGGTTGCTTGGTATTCCATTCAAGCGCTGCAGTGAGGCTGATATGCTGTTAGTGCCTATGCCAAGAGCACATCGGACTACCGGCGTAGCTGTGGCTGACGTGTTCTCACCGGATATCTATACGGGTAACGGCACGACCCAGACTATCACCAATGGGGTAAACCTGTCGGCTAATGGCGGCTTGGTTTGGATTAAAGAGCGCGCCAATGATGGTGTCCCCGTGTGGTACGACACCGCGCGGTCATTCGGGGTACTTAGATCGCATCTTACAAACACCGAACAAATATATTTTTCTGGCTACGAACTTGATGCCTATAACAGCAGTGGGTTTACGGTTGCACTCGGATATCATAACGCAGTTAACAGCGATACAAGAACATACGTTGCATGGACATTTCGCAAGGCGGCAAAGTTTTTTGATATCGTGACGTATACGGGGACGGGTTCCGACAGGACCATCGCTCATAATCTTGGCTCAGTGCCTGGGATGATTATAGTCAAACGGAGAGACAGCGCCGGCGACTGGCAGTGCTATCACCGAAGTCTTGCTAACACGGAGTATCTGGTTCTGAACACCACAGCTGCGGTAGCAACTGGTGCGACGCGCTGGAACTCTACAACGCCGACATCGAGTGTTTTCAGTATCGGTACGCTTGCAGCAGTAAACGAATCTGGCGGAACCTACGTTGCCTACCTATTCGCCCACGATCCCACGGGCATCATTGATTGCGGCAGCTATACAGGAAACGGTAGCGCTACAGGACCGACCGTAACGCTAGGTTGGCAACCTCAGTTTCTGATGATCAAGCGGACGAGTTCGACGGGCGACTGGCGGATTTATGACAGTGCTAGGAGCACCGCTAATCCGCGCATTAAAAAATTATTGGCAAACAGCAATGCTGTCGAAGACACAGCAGGCGAAGACGTCGATTTCAACGCGACCTCGTTTCAGCTCAAATCGACAGACGCAGGCATCAATGCCAGCGGCGGAACCTACATTTACATGGCTATAAAGGCTGAATAACCATGCCCTACCGTTTGAAGCAAAACATCGATGTGCTCAGAACCTGGGACAACCTGCCTCCGATGGTCACGGTCACCGGTGTCGGGGACGTGCATTGCATTGAGCCGGGTTGGTCATCGGGCGGTTATGTATTTGAGGCGTTTGAGCGTGAGCCAACGCCACCATCTCCGCTAACATCACACGATGTCAATGCCGAGCGCGATCGCCGCCTCGCCACGTTTTCATTTGCCGGGAAGGTGTACGATTTTGGCGGTGACAGCACGGTCAACATCGTCGGCGCTGGTACGCTAGCACTCGCCGCGATCATAAACGGCGCACAGCCTAGTAACCTCCGCTGGGCCAACCCGGATCTCGATTTCAGGTGGATCTGCGCTGACAATTCAACCGTGACCATGGACGCACAGACCTGCTTTGCGTTTGCTCAGGCCGCGGCGCAGTGGAAGAGCGGCCATATCCTAAATGCCCGTACAATCAAGGATATGACACCGATCCCGAGCGATTTTGCAGCCAATGCCCGCTGGCCATCGTGACTCACAAGCGCTCGACATGGCGGCACGCCTGACGGCAGCTGCTCTGGAGATGCGCTTGCAGAAAAACGAAGCGCTGCCGATCGAGGTCCGCACGGCGATCGATACGATACTCGCCACGGTGCAGGGCTACGAAGAGCGCATTGCCTCGATCGAAGGGTTTCAATCCGCGTTGATCCGTGAGGCGACGTCGAAGCTGAAGGGCGCAGCATGAGCCGCTACGGCGCGATTGGCGAACTCGCGATTGGCGAACTCGGGTCATTCACGACCGGCGCTTATACGCTGACGGCCGATCTCGGCACTTATACACTGAACGGTCAGGACGTAACGCTGCGCCGTGCGTTGATCCTGACGGCAGCAACCGGCAGCTATACGCTGGTGGGCATTGACGCAGCACTAAGCCGGGATCGGCGGCTAGCTTGTAACGTCGGCACTTACACAATTGCGGGGCAAGCTGCGGTCCCGCTTGCAACCCGAACACTCACGGCGAGCCCGAATACCCGCGAAGCGTCCACCGTCTATTCGCATGTCCTGTTTGCCTCCCTCGGACAGTTGGCGATCGGCGGCAGCGCGTCGGAATCGGTGTCCGCCCCGGCGGTCACGTATTCGACGACAGGCTACGATGTCACGCTTCGCCGCGGCATCTCGATGTCTGCCGCGACCGGTAGTTTCACGCTGACCGGGTTTGATGCGGGGCAACGGTTCACGCGCGCGATAGCGGCGGCGGTTGGTACATACACGATAACAGGCCGGGCGGCGATCGGCGCCATAACCATGCCCGCGGTCGTTGGATCTTACGTCCTCACCGGCCAGGAAGTGTCGTTTTTGCGCGTGCGAAAGCGTCTCCGAGGGTTTGCCCGCGTCGGCTCAACCATCAACGCGAGGGCTGCATAAATGGCGCTCTATCCTGGACGGATCTACGTCAA